TTGGCCCGCAACGCTGTAGCCCAGACCTATCAGTCGGCACAGGAGCTGCTAGTACGCGGCATGGTGTTAGAGTGGGAGGAGCCGGAAGAGCTGAACTTCGACCAGTACTGGCGCGACTACATCGTCAATGTTGACCGCCAAGAGCGCCGCTATCACAAAGCACTCCTACGATGGACGGACGAACTCCAGCGCGAGTATATGACTGCGTTCTATGGTAGTCGTAGTATTCTTACACGAGTCGGTGAACCGACACTCGATTGGCAGGCCCAGACTGACAAGCTCGCTGCAGCGAGTGCTGGTCCGGTGGGTGAGGCAACGGAGCAGGGTGGGCAGTGTAAGTTGTTGTTACCCGCTACTACTCCTGAAGAGCCGGGCTTGGATCCGAATGAGGTATTCAAGAACCGTGAGGCTATGCTGAAGACGGCTGCGATGCTAGATGAGGTGATGGGAACCGAGGGTGGACAAAACCTCATCTTTGGTACTGCGTCGCGCATGCTGAAAGCGACAAGGTCTTACGAAAGTTACAAACCTGGTGTGGCCCCATCAATATATGCCGAGCATGGTCATGCAGAGTACGGCATATTTCTATCTAGAATGTCGCCAGCAACTGCTGAACGGTTCCTCTCGCACATCGAAACGTCCGAGCATCCTGCGGTAAGAGCCGCAGTTACGAACAGTCTCGCATGGTATGGACCTGGTAAGGTATCCGATGTTGCAGCAACACGCTCAGATTATCAGGGTCTAAAGAATCGAGCGGGTTCATTCGAGGGGGCTAGACAAGCGTTCGTTGATCAGTGGACTCTTGCTGGGGGTACGCCTGGTTCGGTCAACGCACAGTTAGCTGCAAGGACGATGGGTGCTAATGAGGGAAAATTAACCTACATACATGGAGGTTCGTATCCGGTCGATAAGCCTGAGCCGAGCCCTGAAGTAACCGCTACCCTGCAGCAGATGTACGGCGATACCCAGGAGTACTACAAGAAGAAGAAAGTTACTGAGGTAACGCTGTATCGCGGTACTATCGGCGCAACCATTACTCACCAGCCGCTCGAGTCATGGAGTGATGATATTGCACAAGCCCGGAAATTTGCCAGGAAAGCGCCGAAAGGTAAAGGTGTAATAATGAAGACGACAGTTAGGATTGAGGATGTCTTTGGCACCTATAAGAGCATACCGAACTGGCCCGAAAAAGAGGTTATAGGAAAGCGTGAATTCATTGTCTTTGGCAGCGCTGTAAAAGTGAGCGCCACATATCGTCCAGATGAGGTGGTCGAGCCATGAAGATTGTAGAGGAGGCTGGCATCAAGGTTCTCTTCCCCGAGAGCGACAAGGATCTTGTGCGGTTAGCAGGGATGGCTGGTCGTGGTAAGGTTGATACAGGCCGACCTCCTACCTGGGTCAGTATGGATAAGCGACCTCCGAAGAAGCAGAAGAAATGAATGATGACCTCCAATCCGATGGTGAGCAGCATCACGACGAACCGACAATGGAGAACCTGATGGACAACGTCGCGGCAATCAGGGGTATGCTGCCAGCTCGCACTAACGCGCGATGGCGCTTTGAGCGCTCGATTAGCATCGGCAACTTGCTAGTAATTGTAGCGATGGTATTCGCAGTACTAACTGCCTGGTTTACCCTCGAAGGACGAGTAGCCAGAGGGGAGGATATGGTAGCGCGTCACCAGCAATGGATTCAGGATCACGATAAGATGGAGCAAAAGCAGACCGAGGCGATGAACCAGATCAGTATGACCCTGGCGTTAGTCAAGCAGGAGATAGACTACACCAGACAAGAGCGTGAGCGTCGTAGCGCCTCTATGGCGAAGGCCCGCGACGGTGGTGATGGGGGCAAACGCTGATGGCTAAGTTTGGATTGTGCACAGATCTGACGCTTACCAATCCGCTCGCCAAAGCGGCACTCGACCAGCAACTCGCCAAGATTACCAAGATCACCGATACCATCCGCGAAGCCCTCCGCAAGCAGATCAAGGTTGGGTTTGATAAGGGCGAGTCGGTAGACGAGATCGCAGATCGGCTGAAGAAGCAGTTCCAAGCTACACGGGCCCGCTGTCGGACGATCGCTCGCACGGAGATCAACCAGGCCAACAATACGGGACACCAGTTGCAGGCACAACAGAACTTTGGTACCAATTATGATAAGGTCTGGGTTACGGCGCGAGATATGCGGGTCCGCAAGACTCACCAAGCCCTCAATGGTATCCGGCTGAAGGCGACGCAACCCTTCAACAACGGTCTCCAGCATCCGCATGATCCACAGGGTTCAGCAGCAGAGGTTATCAACTGTCGCTGTACACTGATGTACTTCCCTCACAAGCCGGAATCTCTAATTGAGAAAAAGTTGAAGTCGTCAGAGATTTCGTCGTCGAAGGAACTAAGCACGGGCGTTTCTGAAACGAAGTTGCTGACATTCTCGGACGGTTCAAAGGGTATATTTAAGTCGTCGGCGGGCGAACCGGATGGGATGCGCAGCAATATCAAGAAGGGCTACCAGACGCCTCGCGAGGTAGCGGCTTGGGAGGTTGCCAAGATCGTCGGCCTCGATGACATGGTTGCTCCTATAGTAGCCCGCAACGTTCGAGGGGAGGATGGCGTGATATCGAGCTGGCAGAATGGCGAGGTTGGCGCGAAGTCCAAAAACCGGTGGGATGGTGATGACCTGCCCCGCGCCGGTCTATTCGATTATGTGATCGGGAATGAAGATCGCCATAGCAGCAACTGGATTGTGCCCGAAGGCGGGAGGAACCTAAAGTTGATCGATCACGGGCTTGCGTTTCCTGATGCGGCATATAGGTTTGTCTCAAGCCGTCTTTTAGAGAAGGTTGTGACTCGATATAAAGAGTCGGTGGCCATTGCTGGGAAAATCTCCGAACATGCCGCGCCCTATCTGAGAGAGCGGGCGGCAATTCTTGCCAAGTTGAAAGCGGTTGGGTTATCGAACGACGCCGTGGCGGGCGTCGGCCGCAGGATCGATTTCCTTTCGAAGCCCAAACTCTGCTGGGAGGACTTGGAGAAGCCTAATGCAATGCTATGATTAGAGGAAAAATGACAAGCAGCAGATTGTTCTCGGCAACGCCGCAGGGCAAAAAATTGCTGGGGGAGTTCCGACTCGAGGATGGCCATGTTGCCAGTCGGCCGTTGATCGGGAACGAACTTCTCTTTCGCAGAATATCCGTAGAATCTGTTTTAGTTGACGGAAAGGGCCGCCGTGTCACGGCGGCCGAAGATCCAGAACTATGGATCAAGAGCCTGCCATTCATGTATCATGGTAGCTACCTGTGGGCGGAGGCGGAATAGCGTATGATGCCGCATGCGAGAGATGAAGAGAGGCAAGAAGTAAATGAATGATGACCTCCAACCCGATGACGGGCAACGTCGCGACAATTCGATTACGATTCTTACAACCGTAACTGGATGCAGAACTACCGCAAGATGAAGAAAGAAGGAGGCACCAAGTGAACACCATCACGCACGCCCTACCGATACAGGTAAGGGACGTTGACGAAGTGAAGCGGGAGATCACCTTTGTCGCCAGCGATGAGACGGTAGACCGTTACGGTACCGTCATCATGGTCGATGGTTGGGAGTTGGCCAACTACCGAAAGAACCCTGTCTTTCTGTTCGGCCACAACTACACCTCTCCGATGAGCGTCATCGGTCGCACCATGAAGATCGAGAAGGATGTTGGAGCCGCCGAACTGCGAATCCGTCCGCAGTTTGTGCCTAAGGAGATCAACCCACTCGCGGAGATGGCCTTTCAGATGTATGCTCACAAGCCTCCATTCCTCAATGCTGTCTCGGTCGGTTTCATTCCTTTCGAGACCGTGGACATCACGGAAGAGGAGGCGAAGAAACTAAAGAGTAAGATCAAGCCCCGCCTCCGCTTTACCAAACAGGACCTGCTCGAAGTGTCAGCCGTAGTCGTGCCGGCAAACCCCAACGCCATCATGGTTGATGAGCTGATCGCTTCGGCCAAGACCGCCGGCATTGATATGGTTAGTCTGATGGCTGCTCGCACGGTGATGCCTGTGGTTGGCGAAGCAGACGAGATCCAGATGCTCTGTGAGCGTATGGAGCGTTGGGTCGAGCAGAACGGACTGGTCATTCCCCGAGCCTACGCCGACGAAGAGATACTGCCAGCCGAAGCTACGACCGAGGAGGAGCGAGCGTGGGAGATCCAAAGTGTCCTTATGCCCAAGAAGTTCTGGGCATCGGAAGCCGCGGCTCGCACAGCTGTAGAGAAAGCAGGGTTCCGAACGGACAAGGTAGACGAGACCGGCGACCACTACCGTTATCGGCAAGCGCCTCCGGAGAACTTCACAACGATGCGGACGATCTGCTTGTCTCCGGGCAAGACAACGCCGATGGATGAGTGCAAGATGAAAGCCATCGTCGGTCAGCCGAAGGCATCGGTAGAACCACCGAAAATCAATACTGCGGAGGCAGTCATCATGGAGCAAGAATCTGAACAGCGTATTGGTGCGGTGCTCAGCGCCAAGAACAAGGCAAAGCTGAAGGCAGCAGCCGCTGCAATCCAAGAAGTCCTAGCGGCAGCAGAACCAGCACCTGCGGAAGAGCAGTTGAAGTCGACTGTCGAAGATGCTTCATTCGCCGATGCGCTCGAGCATCTACGCATCACTCTCGAGCAGCTCATCCACGAGCAGATAGACGAAGTGATGGCTGCCATCGAGAGTGTGCGCGAGGCAATCGCCGACGCAGTCGAGGTGATGCAGAGCCAAGCGGAGTTGGAGGAGGAAGATGCACCACTGGAGCCTCCGGCTGATGATGCGCCTCCACCCCCATCTGATGCTATCGGCAAGAGCATCACCGACATGAGAGATTCATTCCAGCGCCTATTCCAGGTCGCCAGCGAGGTTACATCTCAGCTTGAGGCGATCGGCCAGGCAAAGGGATCGGCCAAGTAAGTAGCAGTACGAGGCCATAACGGCCGACAGAGGTACGAACATGCTGAAAGAGATCACCCCCGAGGTCCTGGAGCGTTGGCAGCAGGTCATGGACAAGGTTGCCACGATCCCGGACGTTCTCGGTGCGATCGAGAAGCGCACCAAGGCGTTAGAGGACGCCTTCGGCGCAATTCCCAAACACCGCGGAGCAGTGCCGCTGCCCGGCGGGCGGGCATGGGGTTCTGCAGAGTCTCTGCAGGACGGCAAGGAGCTCTCCCGCGAGTTCATCGACTGGTGCCGTTGCGTCTGGTCGGGCAAACCCTTACCGGGCGTATCGGAGCAGGTTACACGGGCACTCACCGAGGTCAGTGATGCCGGCGGCGGTTACCTCGTTCCGGAGATGTTCATCCCGGAAGTGCTCCGAATCATCAACCTCGTCGGTGTGATGCGGCCCCTGGTCCGCGTCGTTCCGATGGCATCCGATGTCAGCAACATCCCCTCCCTGACCAGCAGCATGACTGTCTACTGGCCCGCGGAGAACCAGACCATCACCCAATCGGATCCGGTCTTCGGCCGGGTTCCGCTGTTGGCCAAGACGATGGCGGCGCTCACCAGCGCGTCAATCGAATTGGAGGACGACAACGCTGTGGATCTCGCTGGACTGCTGGTAACGCTGTTCGCTGAGGCGATCGCAAACGAGGAGGACAAGCAGCTCCTCATCGCTTATGCGGCTCCGTTCACCGGCCTCCTCCGAAATACGAGCGTCGTACAGGTGACGATGGCCGGCGGAATGCAAGCCTTCTCGAACGTCACCTGGCAGAACGTCAGCGACCTGATCGACGCAGTCACGACTGCTGCGAAGAACGGCGCACGGTTCTTCCAGCACCGCAACATCACCAACTACCTGCGGAAAGTCCGCGACGCCAACCACCAGTACATCTGGGCGCCTCCGGTTGGGAATCAGCCTCCGACGATCTGGGGTTATCCCTATACCGAGTGCGATCAGCTGCCGGCGGCTGGTGATACCGCAACCAGCACGAACTTCATGGCGTTCGGCAATCCGAAGTACCTGTTGCTGGGCGACCGGAAGCGCTACACCGTGGCGCGTTCGAGCGAGGCCGGCTTCAAGCAGAATGAGACCTTCTGGAAGGTCACCGAACGCATCGCATGCGCCGTCGGCGTACCGACCGCGTTCGCCAAACTCCGCACCGCTGCCTAACGATAGGTAGCCGCGAGGACCGGCCAATCACGGCGGGCGCCGAGCCGACTGGTACAATCGGCGCCCGCTACTCTCATATGGAGCGTGAGCATGTCTCAAGAGAAACAGATCAAGGTTCGCATCAGGCCAGAGCGTAGCCTGTATGAGCGAGGAGCATCTTATCTGCCGGGTCGAGAACTGTTTATATCCGAATCTCGGCTGGCAGATATTGCCGATATGGTGGAGGTGGTACAGGAGCAGTCGTTTCCTGCGCCGAATGTTGCTGCTGTTCCGAAACCGCCAGACCCCGAATCGACCTCTCCGCCGCCTCCGGTAAGACCTAAACCCGAGCTTACCGGCATACCGATTCCGGATGAGACTCGACTGACGAAACCGCGCAAGGCGCCCGTACCTGCCAAGCGTAACCGTGTAGAGTAGTGGAGTGAGCGATGGCAGAACCTGTCTCGATCATAATGACCTCGCCAGCCAGCAGGCTAGACCTGATGGCTCGTACACTCTATGCTCTCTCTCGCTGGCAGGAGTTCAGTCCGGACGAAGCAGAATTGGTGGTTGTAGTAGACGGGAAGTTCGACCGCGGCAAAGAGTGGTTGGCACTTATGCAAGCCTATGCACCCTTCTTCTACCGCACTGTACTACTTCGGATGGACAAGACGTTGAGCCGAATACCAGTGACGTGGAACTCACCGGCGCTTGGGATCAACATTGCAATCAGAGAAGCGCGAAACGAGTTGATCGTTAAGACCGATCCTGAGTGTCTGCCGCTCTGCAACCTGGTACGGTGGGCGCAGGCTGTTTATAGAGAGAATCGGTTAGCGTTCTGCAGCGTCCGAATGCTGACAGCATTGGAGACCGCGCTGTTTGATATGGAGCACTTGCAGCGCGCACATCCAGCGGCCATCGCCGAACAACTCGTAGACCTGCCAGACCTATGGTATGTGGACGAAAACCACCATGCTCCGTATTGGTTCGGTGCCATATTCAGTCGCCGCCGATTCATCAACATCGGAGGTGTAGACGAAGAGTTTCTGCGCGGCTTCGCTGCTGAAGATGATGATTGGGCTGAGCGGATGAACCGCTCGGGGGCCAACTACTTCTTCAGCGATCGCCTGAAGATCTTGCATCAATATCATGGAGATGCGAACAAGGCGTTTCACCTCTCAGATCCGCACAAGGCGAACATCGCGCGATTGTTAGCTAGCCGACAACAGAAACGGATAACGGCTAATGCGGATTACGACTGGGGTAGTGCGTCGGTCATCGTTGATCGCAAAGAATGGGGAGCGGGTTGATGCAGAATCCAGCTCATCATCGTCGCGACTTTTGGGCGTGTTTCCATGAGGTGACGAAGGACTGTCGCAGCGCTGTTGAGCCGGGCTGTGGGACGGGCCGCAATCTACGACAACTGCATCCTGATTGTGGTGTGCTACTGGGCATCGAGGTGCACGAACCATACATACATCGCATTCCTAATGACAAGATCAGATTCATCGTCGGTGACCTACGAAAGGAGCTACTCGCATTACCCAGCAATTATGTAGATCTGTTTCTAATGATTGATGTACTAGAGCATCTGGAACTGGTAGATGCTGTTGAACTGCTGAACCAAGCTGACCGGATCGCTACCAAGCGTATTCTGTTGTGGGTGCCGGAGGGCGCGTACATCCAGAATGCCGAGCATCACACAGATGAAGCTCCTTATACGCACTGGCTGGAGCATAGGAGTATCTGGTATAGGGGTGCGCTGAAGCGATTGGGTTATGACGTAGCCGTGTGGCCTAACTATCATCTGCATCTGCCGACGGGCGAGATGAAGATAGGCGCAATGTTTTGTGTCAAGGAGCGACCGTGAGCAAGCAGATAGAGCCGATTGATAACGTTACCGTCCATATGATGGTGCGGAACGAGCATCCGACTGCTTTCTTCGCACTGCTTTCCGTACTGCCTGCAGTCCAACACGCTATAGTGGTAGACACGGGTTCCGATGATGGAACCTTCGAAGCACTAATGAGCGTGAAGGAGGCCTTTCCGGATAAGGACATCGTTCTGGTGCAAATGGATGACATCCCGGACAGCACTGACTGGGCGTTTGGTCGCTACACTGATCCCAATAAGCAGCTCGGGCAGGTGCGTAAGTGGATGGCCGAGCATACCGCGACCGATTACTTCTGGATAGTCGATGGTGATGAGGTCTACCGCGATGCAGCGCTGCCATACATCCAGGACTTCTTCCGAAACTGGCCCGCTGGTGTTAAGGTCGGGTTTGTTCCGCTGTTATGGTTTGGCGTTGACATACATCACATCGCCATTACTGATCCCGCGACCTATCCGGTGACAGGTAGGTTGTTTCTGCGAGACGGCATGCACATCGTTGGTACATTTCCAGGAGAGATGGCTGCTTACGACGGCGCGATTATCGGTCCCGATACTCCTGGTGCACTTATACTACAGCAGCTTCCGCCGTTTCATCATTACGAGATGGTGACGAAACCATGGCGTCGGCGTCTGTTGTCGAAGACGCCGTACTATGGGCCACAGCCTGACGTGTTTGCGCGATACGGTATAGCGGAGAAGACGGGTGCTTAACCTAGCGCACAAAGTTCGGGACTTTTGGTACTGCTTCCACACAGCGATTGCTGAGTGCCAATCCGCGCTGGATGTGGGCTGCGGCAATGGGGCAAACCTCCGCATAGCGAATCAGCATACCAGGTTTACTCGAAGGGTAGGTATCGAGATATATGGACCTTACATCGCGCCCGAGCATCCTGCGAATCATGGTATTGAGTGGATCATTGGTGATGCCTTAGTCATACTTCCGACCATCGCCGATAAATCGTTTGAGCTGGTGTTGTTGATAGATGTTGTTGAGCACTTCAGCAAGGACGATGGTCTGTGTGTGCTGCAACATGCGGATAGGATTGCCAGCAAACTGATACTCCTGTGGGCGCCTGAGGGCGATCATATTCAGGATGAGCAGCACTATAGGGATAATCCATACATGCCGTATCAGCGGTATCAGGACCATCTCAGCTCCTGGTACAGGAAGGAGCTTCAGGACCTTGGGTATGATGTAGCGGTTTGGGATAATTATCACACGGATATGCGCTTGCCAGAAGGAGCACTGCCGTGTGTCTCGGCTATGTTCTGCTTGAAGACGCAGGAGGTTGGACGTGTTGGATAATCTCGTGGTCCATATGATGGTGCGGGACGAGCCATATGCTGCTTCTGCGCTTCGCGCAGTGCTACAACTCGCTGGCTCCGCTATAGTAGTAGATACCGGGTCAATACCAAAATATCTGCAGTCCTTAATCGCTGTGAAAGAGGCGTTTCCAGATCGTGTGCAGCTCCATCGGATGGACTTTCCCAATGCATCTGGTTGGCGACACTCGCACCTTACTGAGCTACGCGATGTCATGCCGGGAGGCACAATTCGTCAGTTTATGGTAGACATCTCGCGACAGGATTATATCTGGATTGTCGATGGTGATGAGGTCTATCCCGACGCTGCACTGTCTGGTGTTGAGCAGTTTGTTATGCAGTGGCCGACGAATATCAAATGTGCATTCCTGCCGATGATATGGTTTGCTCAGGATTTTTACCATCAAGCTGTCTCTGCCACTGAAGAGCTTGGTAAGCTGACTGGTCGTTTGTTCCGACGAGCAGGACTGCAGATAGTGAACACGTGGTATCCCGCTGAGATGGCTGCCTATGATGGCGTGCAGATATCATCTTACAGTGGTAGGAATGATGTTGCAGCGTTGGAATCTGTCGTGCCCTTCCATCATCTGCAGTTGGTAGTCAAACCGTACAGGCGTACAGGCGTCGTATTGCAGGACTGGACTGGTCCGCAACCAGCACAGTTGCGACGCGATGGTGTGGTGCGCCCGGAGGCAGTAGTGTACTGATGCGCTTAGAGACGATACCATCGAAGCTTCGAGGTGTTGAGCAGTATCAGCTGCTCATTCCCTCTGCACAAGATCTCGGATTACTGCGTGTGTGTGATGTGGTTGTTGACATGCGCGTCAGAAATGAAGTACGTACCATATGTCAGGCTGTTAAGAGTGTAATTCCAATAGCCAAGCGTATTGCAGTTACGGATACGGGTTCCGATGACGGAACACTAATATCGCTTCGCGGAATAGCTAATTCTTACCCACAAGTACAACTGTCAGTTGCGCCATGCCGCGATATGACCAAGTGGTCACTCGAGACCGAGCAACAACCGCCGTGTCCAGAGCTTACGGCCCTACGCAACGTGGTCATAGCCGAAGCTCAAGAGTCCTGGATCTGGGTAGTGGATGGCGATGAGATCTATACACCAGAATTACTACAGTACGTCCAAGCAGTGCTTAGTTTTGCTCCTGATGATATCTGGTGCGTCTTTATTCCTATCAATTGGGTTGTTGATCGCTATCATATAGCAGCGCGGATGGAGCCTAACACAGCATGGTCGGTAGGACGGCTGTTCCGACGTAGACCAGACCTACATGTTGCTGGTGCGTTTATGGGTGAGCAGCACTGCTATGGAGATATGCATCTATGGTATGCTCAGCGGCACTGCGCCGTGATGCTGTCTCCTGGCTTCTACCACTATGAGATCGCGACCAAACCGCATCGGCGGGATGTAGCTGAACTGGCGCTGCACGCCGGGATACCAGAGATTGCGTGGTAATATGAAACCGACGATTCTAATAGCGATTCCGACAATGGGCAACATAAGGACTGAGCTTGTCGCTCGGCTGCAGGATTACAGTCACGTAGAGGATTTTCGGATTGATGTGCGAGTGATAGGCAATGTCCAGGATCACGCTGCTGCTCGGAATGAGCTGGTGATGTATCACTTTACACCTGAGGGCTACACTCACCTTCTATTCATTGACGCTGATACAGTTCCGCCGGGTGGTTTCATAGAGGCGTTGCTTGCTATGAAGGCTCCTGTAGCGAGTGGCATTGCTCATGTATGGCGCAAGAAGCAACCTAATAGGCCCGGACCAGCCCCACTGCCAGCGATCTGGCACCGCGTATTACAGCAGGATGGTACTCCTACTTATCAGATGTACGGTGCAGTACCGAAATCTGGTGTGCTGGTTATGAGTGATATCGCTGTCGGATGCTTCTGTATGATGATTGCGGCGGACGTCATTGCTCGGTTGGCGAAGCACCTGCCGTTCTTCAAGACCACCTATCTCAAAGAGACGCAGGAGAAGCAGTTTTCGGAGGACATATACTTCTGCGAGAGAGTTACGCAGGAGCTTGGCCTACCGATAGCGGTTAATTTCGATCTGGTCTGCGGCCACTACAAGACGATCAATCTTGCTGATGTTGCTGAGTATGGTCAGAATTGTGTGGAGGTAGCGGAGGCGTTATGGCAACAGAACTCATAACTCTGATACAGCTCGGGACGTACCTCGGTCGTGTCCTTGCTGAGGAGAGTAGAGAGGACCTCGTGCGCCTGTGGATCAACACAGCTGTAGAGTCATACTGCGGCCGCGAGTTCGGTGCTGATGCGGCAGATCGCGCCGAGGTTCACACCATCGAGGACGACTACGCCGATAAGATTATCGTCTTCA